ATCGAAGACAAGCACGTCAGGGCTGAGGTCGTGAAGGTGCTGGAGGCCTTGGGTGCTGTTCAAATCAAAAACGGCTGGGCTTTCCAGTTCGACTACGACTACCGCCCGGTGCTGGACGAGGTGGTTTGCTCGGGCTGTATCCCAGACCAGAAGTCCCACCAGTTCTACCCGACGCCGGCGAACGTCGCCCAGGCTGCCATCGAGCTGGCAGAGATCGGCCCAGACCACGACTGTCTGGAGCCGAGCGCAGGGCAGGGCGGACTGGCGGACCTGATGCCGAAGGACCGCACTTTGTGTGTGGAGGTCAGCGACCTGCACTGCGAGATCCTGAAGGCGAAGGGGCACAACGTCATCGAGGCCGACTTCCTGAAGTTCGCAGAATTGAATAAGTCTAAGTTGTTCGATAGAATAGTAATGAACCCGCCGTACTCATGCAAAAGATGGCAAGCGCACACTGAAGCAGCTTATGGCATGCTCAAGCCTGGCGGTGTGATGGTGGCTGTTCTGCCAGTATCTGCAAGAAAATCTCTTGAGTTAGATGGCTCTCAAATCACATTCTCAGAAGACTTTCCGAATGAGTTTGCAGGCACGAGCATTACAGTCGTTATAGCAAGGATTACTAAGAATGACTTATGAAACAATGCGGAATTTACGCAATAACTAATAATCAGACTGGGCAAGTTTATATTGGGCAGTCGATCAATTTGAACGAACGTCTTGCGCAGCACAAGCGAGATTTAAGGCGAGGGTCGTGCTGCAACCAGAGACTACAAAGAGCATGGAATAAGTACGGCAGTGAGGCCTTCTCTTTTGATTGCATCGAGATTGTACCTGTCCAAGAGGACCTGGCTAAACGAGAACAGCACTGGATAGATCAGTTTATGTCATCGGGACTAGCCTACAATCTTTGCCCGTCATCTGAGAGCTGCGCCGGACTTAAGCACACTGAGGATACAATATCGAAAAGGAAAGGTAGAGAGCCGTGGAATAAGGGGCTCAAGGGGTACAAAATACGTCCAGCTGGTGAGGCAAGAAACAAAAAGATTGGTGATGCGCAACGCGGAAGCAGAAACCACAATTATGGGAAAAGCATATCGGAAGACGTGAAGGAAAAAATACGAGCTTCCAATCAGGGAAGTAAGTGCTATCTGGCCAAGCTAACCGAAGAGCAGGTTATCGAGATCAAAATAGCTCTGCTCGGTGGCGCAAAAGGCACTGAACTAGCCAAGAAATACGGTGTTGATAAAGTACAGATATCAGCGATTAAGACCGGAAAAACGTGGAAGCACGTCTGTATATAAAATAATACTTGCTCAAATTTGAGTAATGCGCTAAATTACTATCAGTTTAACAACACGCCGGGCCTGACCCGGCTAAGCGATAGGTATGAATAACGCAACAATGCTGGTTGACGGCCATAAAGTGTACTATCCGGCGGCTTCTGGTAGCCGCAGTGAGATTTGGTTTCCTGTACATACAGCGCAAAACTCGGTCATGAATAGCGCAGAAGCGGCGCAGCGTGCGGCCGCCTGCTGGAACGCCTGCAACGGCATCCCAGACATCGCTCTGAAGCCTGGCATTGTCTTCCAGATGGCGTCAGAGACGCAGCAGCTGCTCCGGAAGGTCGAGCACTTCGAGGGTCTGGCCGAGCACCGCTCTCGCTCCATAGACAACCTGATGAACATCAACGGCAAGCAGAGCACTGAGATTGAGCGCCTGTCTGCCCAACGCGACCAGCTGCTGGCGGCTTTGGAATCGATCTTGGATAACTACTGTCCGCTGACTGGAAATCCTACTCACGATGACCTTGTGGAGTTTTGGGAGGACGAGAAAGCGGAAGGCCGCGGTGATGCTGATATTCAGTTAAATGCGCTGGCCGCCATCGCCGCAGCCAAAGGCGGTGCAGCATGACCGACCTCAGCGTGATCATCACCGACTACAAAGTGTCTGGACCAGACAAAGACGGGAGAGGGTATGTCAGTTTCAAGGTGAGACCACCAGCGCCAGCAGTACCAAAATTGCGCATCCTGAAGGCCAACACAAAGAGCGCTCATTACCGCCGGTTTGATTTGGCTCTTTGCCGGTCTGTAGATATTTACGGGATCAACCGTTACATCAAGAAATTGCGCGCCAGTAATCTGGCTAAGGAAACTGTGTGAGCGAACACATTGTTACAGACGCCGTCATGTCTGGATTGGAGACAGCAGCCAAAGCCGCAACGCCGGGGCCGCACCATATCTATACGCATTTTCGGGATGACAACAACCACAAGGCCAACCAGTGGTTTTTTGAGAACTGCTACCCGCAGTACGTACTGGAGCTGATTCAGCGGGTCCGGTCATCTGAGGCCGAGCTGGCCGGCTTTCGTGCCACCGTCAAGGCTGAGTGCCTGCGCCTGACTTCCGGCGACGTGGCAGTGTTCACACTGGCCGAGCGGCACCTCAAGTTCGGCGGCCAGTGGAATCACTACCGCGAAGGCCTGCGGCAGACGCTGCCGGCCGGCGTCAGTGCTCTCATTCTGGCTGAGGGTGTCTCGGTGTCAGTGCTGACCGATGATCAGCTGGCTCGGGCCGGCCTGATGCGCCGGACTGAGCAGGATTGGTCTGATACCGACGCAGCCGCTCTGCCTGAGCCATTACTCAATGCCTTTATCACCTCAGAGTCTGGCGGCGCTGATGGCTACTGCATCAAGCTGAAATTCAACACGCTGGAAGACCTACAAAAAGGCCACCGCCATCTACTGGCGGCCGTTCCAGTGGAAACCTACCGCGAGCTGCAGGCCCAGTACGACCAGCTGCAAACCCAGCTGTTCAACGAGCGCCAGAAGTCCCAGGCGCTGGCGGCCGAGGTCGACGCCTGCAATGACCGGAACGGCGAGCTCGAGGACGCGCGCCAGTCTCTGGACAAGTTGCTGTCCGCCCGTATTAACCGAACCGGCGACATCGAGGCAACGCTGCTCGAAATGGCCACCGGCAAGCTGGCGCTGCCCACGCAGCAGGACTGCCGAGTGCTGGCGCTGCGCCTGGGCACTCCCAAGAAGGATTGGACCGATATCGTCAAGAACCACCAGTTCGGCCAGCCGGCCGATAAGGACCAGAAGTGAGTGAGAATGCAATTTTAGCCAACCGGATTGCGGAGCTGGAGCGGCAGTTGTCAACCGCTCAGGAAGATGCGCGTCAGCAGCGCGACATGAAAGCCAAGGCTCGTGAGCAGCGCGACGCAGCAAATGCTCAACTGACCAAATTGCGGAACGCAGCCATTGGTGTACTGGAAATAAAGGAACCGAAGGCTCGCCGGAAAGCATTTGCAATATTATCTGTACTGGTTAAGTCAACATCAGCCGTCTGCCTCAAGCAGGTGAAGGCCGAGGTTGTGCGAGACTTTATCTACTGGGGTCAGCGAGAAGTAGATCCTGAATTCTGTGAGTTCATTGATTGCTCTGAAGAGTTTATCAGACTGGGCTTACCTAGCCTTCCACGCGAAGACGATGAGCGCATCCGGCAGGAGGTGGAGTAATGGTCGATTACAGAAAATTGGCAATGAAACTTGCGGCAGTCGTGGCGAGTAACGGGATCTGCCCTGAGTGTGGTTTTAAGTTTGAGCATAGACACTCAGGCCAGTGCAGTAAAGCATACGACGCATACGAGCCGCGTTCGCGTAATATTGAGCCGCCGTTTGTCGCGGCATTTGAATCCGCCAAGCAGCAAGGCGGTGCCTCATGAAGCCGCCCTACGCGAGCATGTGGTCGGCCCGGCTGCAGACCATTGCCACCATCCCATGCCGGCTTCTCGTGCTGGCCGCCCACGCCATCTGGTGGCCGCTGCATGAGGCCCGGCACTTTCTGAAGTGGCAGGCAATCGGCGTGGCGCTCTGGGCGTGCGCTATCCTAATGAACTGGGTTCTCGGCAGAGGCATCGACCTGTCACTGCTCAACCCTCTGACATACAGCGAGTTCGGCTGGTTCTTCTTCGTTGCCTGGCACTTGGGCTGGGTCTGGATGTGGGTCAATGAGTAAGTCCCTGCACGGGGACGAGCTCGTCCTCTCCATTCTGGAAAAGGAGCTGGTCTCGCTGACCAAAAAGGCAGAGAAAGCCAAGGCGGACTGCCAGGCTACTATGACCGCTGGCTCGGCCATCATTGAGCTGAGACGCAAAGCGGCACCGATCGTCAACAACACGCTTGGCTCCTACTCCAAAGAGAATCTGGCCAAACTAAAAGAGCTTGCGGACCAGGAGAAGAAGCTGGTCGCACTGGCCAAGCGCAGCCTGGTGAAGTTGATGGACGCGGAGTTCGAGGCCGAGTCCACCAGAGACGAACTGGCGCAGATTATCGCTCAGATGAAGTTCCGGCTGGAGCTGAGAGGTCGCCGTGGGTAACGTCACCCACATCTACCGGGCAGTGACGCACCGCTGCTGCCCGAGCTGCGGCTACCTGATGGCACAGGTGATTATTGAACAGGCAAGGCTGGACTTTGACTGCCCCCGGTGCGGCAAACACAAGCAGAGCGAGTTCCAGCCGATTCAAATGACACAAGAGCGCCGGCAAGGCGATAAGGGGGAGTAGTGCAAGAACGTGAACTGCTGGAGCTGGCGGCCAAGGCGCATGGCCGCATAACTTTCGACAAAACTGGCCTCGCTGATGTGTTCTTGGATCAGGACAGAAACCTGTCAAGCTGGGATCCACTGACCGACGATGGCGACGCGCTGCGGCTGGCTGTAAAACTTGATATCAGTGTAGATATTGATCGGGTTGATGCGGTCACTTACGTTAACTTTGGTTACTTTGCTGAACGCAATCTTGACGAGCCGCACGGTAACGATCCCTACGCCGCCACCCGCCGTGCCATCGTCCGAGCTGCTGCTGAGATTGGGAGGGCGAGGTAGTGGGCTGCAAACATAATAACTTCCACACGGATGTTGCCATTACCAAGCTGAGTGATTCAGGCCAGTTCGTTGCTGACGTCAAAATACACTGCATTGATTGCGGAACCCCGATGCAGTTCAAGGGGCTTCCTGCTGGCTACAACGCAGAAGGCGCAGCGGTCAGCATTGATGGCCAAGAGCTCAGGATAGGCATCTTCCCGCAAGGTGAGAGACCTAGCCCGCTGATGCAGATGCTTGGCGTCGATAACAAGCCATATAACTGAAACAAGAGCGCCGTCGAGGCGATGAGGAGGGAGTGTGAACGAGCGGAGACTGAAGAGAAGTAGAAGCGGAAAAACTGCTGCTTATCGAATGAAACAAGCTGGCTACACTAACGGCGAGATAGCGAAGGAACTTGGAATACCGAAAGATAAGGTTCCCGCCAGAATTCTGCTGGGTGAGCGAATTGCGTCCATTACGGATAAGGAGGAATAGTGACATCCTGCACCATTGACGGGAAACGCTGTACGAAGTGCTGCCAGGCGATCTGGGTATCAGGTCTTTCCGCCAAGTTCATTGATGGAGACGATATTGCTGAAGGTGATACGTTATTCGCAAGAGAAAATTGGACCCGTATCACAACGGAACAAGCTGAGCAGATCAACCCCTACATGGTCGAGCGCATGAGGAAAGGACCAGGGTTGGATAATAGCGCCTTCTACACCTGCAAAAATCTGACTGAAGATGGCTGCGGTGTCTACGATAGCAGGCCCGTAGTTTGCTCTGGCTACCCTATCTACCACCATCACCCAGACCTTTATGAGTTGCGGGTTATAAAGCACAACATTCATCCTGAATATGACCGGCGCTGCACTGAGTGGCCACTCACAATACCAGTCGTGAATATCTGACCACCTGATCCCAAATCAGCTGCTCGGACACCAGAAGCCGCTCAGGCCATCGCCTGCAGCGGCTCTGTCATTTTCTAGGGCGCACATAGGGCGCAGTAAAAATATGAGCAATGCAGTATTGCAATAATCAAATATGAGTAATACACTGCAGTTACTTTAGTCAACCAAACTTATTTGAGGTTCCTGTGAAAACAACTGCCCAACTAATCAATTCCCTGCCATGGCCTGAAGGCAACTACCACTTTGCGGTCATCAACACCCGTCCAGACTCCAGCTTTCTAGTTGTGTACTCGGAAGTAAAGCCGCAATTCCATTCAATCTTTCATTTCTGGATCAGCGGAAACGGCGATAAAGCAACGGCAATGGACGGCGAGGAAACCACCGACTGGAAGAGCGCGATCATCACTCGCGAGCAGTGGCTGGCAGCCCAGGAGCCGGTAGTTGAGCAACCGGCGGAACTTCCTACTGCCGCAGAGGTGATCCTGAAGTTGCCGAAATGGCCAGAAAACACCAAATATGCCGTCGTCTCTCACAGCGGCACAGGCGTATGGCAAGCGCTATTCAGTGCGCAGTTGCCGAGATTTCAAAGCAATGTAGGCGGGAATTTTAAGATCAACGACTGGCTCTTCAATGACCCTAATACGTATGCTTATAAAGCGCGCCCATGCTCTGGTTGGCAGAGAACAATAGTCGAGTATTCAGCATGGCTCGCAGCTCAACCACCAGCCCAGCCATTCCCTCAGGTTGGCGAGACGTGGCAGACATCTCGCGGGCCTGTGACGATCGTTTACATCAAGCCTGGTGACGAGGACAGCTGGCGCTGCTGCGCTCAACGCTTATCCGATGGCTCATTGCAAATCTACAGCCCGGAGGAACTGTCGCCAATGGCAACTGCCGTAGACGACTTCTTAGATACGGTATTACAGAACATTGACGAGCATATTCAGCCAGAAGACACCATCCTTGCAGTGGCGCGTCTCATTATGGCCGGCAAGCTCGACGCCGAGCTGGCTGCCATGGGCTATGTGAAGCCGGAACCGGCTAAGGCGGCCGAGTGAACAATGCACCACGCTTCAAGCAGTTCGAGCGCAACACTGTAGGCCGTGATCTGGTTGTGGGGGACATTCACGGCTGCTTTACCCGCCTGCAGCAGGCGCTGGATAGCATCGGGTTCAACCCAGACGCCGATCGCCTGTTCAGCGTAGGCGACCTGGTTGACCGCGGGCCAGAGTGCGAGAAGGTGCTCGAGTGGCTGGAAAAGCCATGGTTCCACCCAGTGCGCGGCAACCACGAGGACATGGCTATCCGGTTCGCCCGTGGCAACGACATGAACCGGGACAACTACTGGCAGAATGGCGGTGCCTGGCTGATCGCCAAGCTGAAGGACGAGCAGCACGAGTTCGGCGCTGCGCTGGATGTGCTGCCATACGCCATCGAGGTGGACACCAAGGCCGGCCCGATTGGCATCGTGCATGCTGATTGCCCGACGCCAGGCTGGGATGACTTCAAGACCATACTGGCCGGCCAAGGCTGGAACCGGTTCTACAAGAACATGACGCTGTGGAACCGGGAGCGCATCGAGGCCTCCGACATGCGAGGCGTCCGCGACATCACTGCGCTGATCGTCGGGCACACACCGGTCAGCCACGTCTGCCGGCTGGGGAACGTGTTCTACATCGATACGGCCGGCTGGAGGCCTGAAGGGTATTTTTCATTCATAGATTTGTCGCACATCGACATCAAGGCAGGTTTACATGGGTAACCGGTACGGTCGCAACCAAAAGCGAAAAGCTCGGGAGAAAATCTCACTACTTGAGCACCAGATAAGAATGGAGAAGTTGCGGGTCAAAGACATTGAGCGTGCAACTGACGCGATACGGCAGAACTGGTGTTATGTTGCTGAAACCATCATGAGAACACTGGGGCCTAATTCTTTGCTGGCGTTTTTGTCAGCGGAGTACATTCCACCAATACCAGCAATGGGACCAAAAGGCACCACCCGGCGAGTGACCCCGAGGCCAGACTTTGACTTCAATGTCCCAGTGGAGAAAACCGCGACCGACGCAATGATGTCGATAAATCCTATAGCGGTATCGGAGTTGATAGCCCACTTTAAACGGGATTTTCGAGGTCAGGCTGTTGCCAGCTTCTCTTACTCAGACCACACGTCTTGCCTCGCGGTCAGCGAAAGCGCGTTACAAGCCATGCCGAGACGCGTGCTGATTGAGGAAGTGGCAAAACAACTGGTGCAGCACATGGACTCCACCAGATCCCGCATAAACTAACCCGCTTCGGCGGGTTTTCTTATGGTAGAATCAAGCCATTAGCGTCGTGACATTACCCTGACCAGATGGCTGAATTAAAGATTACCCTGCCCAAACCGCACCCCGCGCAACTGAAGATGCTGTCAAAGTCCAGCCGGTTCAACGCCGTGGCTATGGGCGAAAAGGGCGGTAAGACCACACTTGGCATTGAGGTGCTGATCGCCAGCAAGCGCGGAGCTCTGCACGGCAAGGCTCCGGTCGCCTGGTTCTCGGCTACCGATGAGGACCTGGTTGAAGCCAGACGCATAATCCTGCGCGGCATTGACCCGGTGATCCGCAAGCGCATCAACACCAACAAGGTGGAGCTCATTAACGGCAACACCATCAGCTTTTTCTCGTTCGAGCAGCGCAAGGACACGTTCGACCAGTTCGGCCTCATCGTGGTCGATGACGTGCGCAAGGTGCCCAACTTCAGCGAGGCTTGGGAGGACATGCTGAGCGCCTGCCTACGTGACCACCAGGGCGACGCATGGTTCCTGTCTGGTGCCTTCGGCAAGAACAACGACTTCTACCGGCTCTACGAGCGCGGACAAGACGACCCAGACTGGTCCTGCTGGCAGTTCGACTCCCACTGCAATCCGTTCCTGCCGGCCGAGACAAAGGCTGCTGCGAAGGAGACGACGCCAGCTGAGTACGCCCAGCGCTTTGGTGCCCAGTTCCTCGAGGTAGGTCTCGAGCTCACGAACCTGCAGCGAGTGCTGAAGCCGAACGAACGCTTCATAGAGTGGTGCGAACGCCTCGAGGCCGATGGCCTGAAGGTGGACGGCGCGCCATTCACCCTGTCAGACCGTCCGGCCATGCGGTTCATCTACGAGCTCATCCCGGCAACCAGAGAGGAAGCCTTCGAGCGCATCGACGTCATCATGAAGTGCACTCAGGTCGGTTTCACCGTCATGGAGATGCTGGCGGCCATCTACCTGGCGCTGCGGTTCGCGCCGGCGAAGATAGGCATGTTCATGCCGTCGCAGTCCTTGGCCTCTGGTAAGTCCTCAGAGCGCTTCATGCCGATCGCCCGCACTGTCCCAGCCGTTCACCGCCTCATGACCGAGAAGAACGCATCTGGCGGCCGTGGCGGCGAGGGTAACGTGCTGATCCGGAACATCGGCCCGTCCCGGTTCCACTTCCTCTGGACCTCAGGCTCGACCACCACTGAATCGTTCCCGATGGACGTGGTTTCGTTCGATGAAGTGCAGGAGATGTTGATTGCCGACATGGAGAAGGTGGTCGAGCGTCTGTCGGCATCGAAGCTCAAATACACCCTGATGGGCTCGACGGCCAACTGGCCGGACAGCGACATCCACTGGTGGTACACGCGGGGAACTCAGCACCAGTTCCACACCAGGTGCCCGCACTGCGGAACCGGCCAGGTGCTGGACGAGCATTTCCCTGAGTGCATCCAGTTCGACCCGACGCATCCGAAGCGCAACCAGCGGGCCGGCAGCCTGATGATGGGCGAGTACCGGTACCAGTGCTACTCCTGCAAAGGGTGGATCGATGACCCGCAGCAGGGGGAATGGATAGCCAAGAACCCAGACGCAGAAATTAACTCGGTGCATTTCCCGCAGTTTCTGTCGCCCACGATCACGCCGCGGAACATCATCGAGGCGTACCGCAACAACGACAGCATGAAGGGCTTCTACAACCGGAAGCTCGGCAAGCCGTACACTGACCCGAGTCAGGTGCCGGTCAACCTGCAGATGCTGAACGAGTGCGCAGCTGAAGGCATGCGCCTGGGCGTCACCTGGCTGGACCGTGCCAGCGAGACGTTCATGGGCATCGACCAGATGGGCGCTTTCAACGTGGCCATCATCAAGAAGCGCCTACGGTCTGGCCAGCAGTCAGTCGTCCACCTCGAGTACATCTTCGATGCGGATCCGTTCATGCGATGCAGCCAGCTGATGGACAACTACGGGGTCCAGTGCTGCGTGGTCGAGACGCTGCCCAACTACAACGATGCCAAGCGGTTCGCTCAGCGCCACCCTGGGCGCGTGTTCCTCGCCGGCTACGGCAACATGGACAACGAGATGCTGATCTGGGGAGACACGCCCACATCGAACTCGTCAGACAGACGCACCAGCGATGAGGCTCTGGACCGCTACACAGTCCGACTGGACCAGTACAAGTGCATGCAGGTCTCAATGGCCCGCTTCGCCAACAAGTCTTGCGTCTTTCCGGATCCGACCGCTCTGGTGCAGGACTACACCGAGAAGGGCGTCACTCAGCGAGTGGCCGTCTGCAAAGAGGTAGCTTTCTTCCACTTCACCCGTACAGCGCTGGTGGTGGAAAAGGATGAGGAAGAGAAAAAATACAAGCGCAAGGTGGTGAAGGTTGGTATCGACCCTCACACCAGCTACGCCAACATGCTTTGCGACGTGGCCTGGTCACGCGCACACGGCACCAGCACGTTCATCATGCCGGACACGCCTGAAGAGCAGGACCCACTGAGAGAGCCGCCGCGCGCGGTGAAGATCCCGAGCTCTGCCGGTTCGGCGCTCGAGGAAATTAAGATCCAGCAGCTGATCGATGATACGTGCGGGAAATGCCGCTTCAGGAACCCAGAGAACGACTACTGCAGCGAGCTGCAGGCAACCGTCAGGCCGAACGACCCGGGCTGCCTCAGCTACGAGGGGAGGGGGTATTAGCGGGCTTACTTCAGGAAGGAGAAGATCCCGCTCTCAAACTGGTCCCAGCTCTCAAAAGGAGCAACGGTCGTGAACTTGTCCCGCGGGAACTGGTGCGTGACAACCTCCATCGATACCGGATGCTGGACCACCATCACGATCTGGTCGCCATCTACATGCCAGCAGCCATCGAGGGCGCGCAGGTGGCGTGGTACGCCTTTGCCTGATGTCTGCAGCATGCCCACGTAGGCCTTCTTGCCCCAGCAGTTGTTGACCACCTTATCGCCCAGGGTGACATCGACGGTGGCGTCACCCAGTTTGCCGCCGTAGTAGGCCACCTGAACCAAGCCGGTTCCCCGGCCTTCTTCCATGTCGCTGCAGATGTCAGCGAATGCTGCGGTTGATAGCGCGACCAGAAAGGCCGCAGTCATAAATTTACGCATACTTACTCCAAAGCCAGATTGCTGGCGGTTTCGTTAACTGGTGTCTTCGTGTACTTTGACGAAGACGGTGGATATATTGTGCCATCAGCGCTGACGCAAGCACCGGCGACCACCCATCGGCTCACCTGGCCCTGTGTAACGTTCAGCAGCTCGGCGGCCTGTTTCTGCCCTCCGACTGACTTCACCCAGTCGGAGAATGCGAATAGCGAATATGTTTTCATGCTGATTCCAGATGAATAACACATATTTGTGTTATGACGTTCGAAATCCGTTGCAAGTAAGCAAGAACTCCAAAATCTCCAGCTTGATAGCTGTCTGCATTGCTGGCGGATTAACCCAACCATCCGGATCTCGCCAACCGGCAATTAGAACAGCCATCTTCTTTGCTACTGCAGGGCTGACGTTGATCTCATCATTTGTTTTGCGCGTGTTGATGAGGTCGCTCATGCCGGGAATGTCGAGCAAGGCGAACCATGTCTCGTTACAAAGGTTCATAGCGCCTACGGACTGCTTGGGGCGACGTTTGTCTTGAACTAAAACTGTCACTGTAATTCCTTAGCCAGCTACCGGCTGGCGCGGGTTGTTAGTCTGCCGTGCTGGTTTTTGTCTGAATGTGTTTGGAAGACAGCATTTCCCAATGCTTAATAACGTCTGGGTGAGCGCCTTTAGGATCACCAAGTTTCTTGCTGGCCTGCTCAGCAGCCCAAGGTTCCCATTTGGTGAGTGCTTCATTCAGAGTTTGATGTAAGTCGTACTGTGGGTACAGCATCTTATCTGCGTCGATCAGCATGAAAGGACCTTTGATTCTGCGGGTTCTTCGCAATACATCAAGGTCCGCACAACTTGCCTGAAATCCAGTTACCCCAAGGGTCGAAGCTACGAAGTTAAACGCAGCAGTTGCCGCAAGCGACATTGCATAACAGCAGGTTCCGTAATCGTGCTGCCGATTTACTAAGCTGTCTATATATTGCTGTAGTTCGCCCAATGACTTCGGATTGGGAGCTTCGCAATCTCTCATTTCAAAGGTTGGCTAAGTTCATCAGTGTTGGTGTCGTTCATGGTTTTCCTTAGCCGGGACCGCCGGCGCGGGTTGTTAATTCAGTAAGTAGGCATGCCAGATGAACAGGTCATGCCCTTGAACAGAGCCGATGTATTCAGATCGCGGTATAACATGACAGCCTGTGCCAATCAGTACCACCGGATAGTCGGAGCCAAATACATCGTGAGACACCTCAGCAATCAACTTGATTGAACCAGACGTAAACACAACCGACAGTGGCTTGAACTGAGATGCCCGGATTATTGTCGTCCCGCCAGGCTGCAGCAGGTACTCTTGAACTACTCTTTGCATCATGAACCCTTAGCCAGCTTCGCTGGTGTCATCATACGTTTGTGGTATTTGCGCTTTGGCTCAGCCGGGGCGAGCCCCTTCTTCCTGAGGACGCTGTACTTCCTCATGATCGCGCCGATCGGCCGCTCGAGCGCGAGACTGACCTCTTCCGGCCCGAGCTTCACGTACTGCTCGAGCAGGTAGGTCTGGTCGTGGTTCGTCCACGGCGTGCCGTGTTTGGCGTGAAACTCAGGGTGGAATTGCATCCGCCCCTGTTTGTCGAACGCGATGGGCTGCATGGCTGACCCCTTACGGCTTCTGCTGGATCTGCTCGATGATGACCTTCGCAGCTGCCTGCTGGGCGGCCGTGCCGGTGATCATCTTGCCGGCTGAATCAACCAGGACGCCGGACCAGATTGGCGCGATCTTCTTCCAGTCGATGTCGAACAGACGCTGGGCGGCTTTGAATTGGTCGATCTCTGCGGTGCCGGCAGCCTTCTGCTTGAGCAGCCAGTTGCCCACATGGGCCAGTGCCATGAGGCCGACAGCCGTGTTGGACACGTTCTCATCGCTGACCGTTTCCTCAGCCCAGCCAACAGGAGCGCTGATGGAATTCCAGAAACTGGCGGCGAACAGCACCTCGACTGGGTTCACGGCGTCACCCTTCTTCATGCCCAGCAGCAGCTTGGTGGCCGCAACCACATGCCGGTACGCGAACAGGTGGCCGTTCTTCTGGTTGGCAGCGCTACGCTCGTGGTCGATGCGGCCCTTCCATGCTGTGACGTTGCCAATCTGCTCAGCGATGGCATTCAGCTGGTTGTCGCGCCGGCTGTAGGTCAGTGTCAGGCTTGAGCTGACCTGCTTGGCCGTCGAGTTGATGTCGCTGAAAGCCTGCTGGCGCTGCGCCAGAGTTAGGTCGTAGTAGAGCTGAATGCTGATATGGTCACTGCAAAGCAGTGGGTACTCTTTGAGGGCCGCGATGATGGCAGTCGCTCTGTGCTGGCCGTCCAGCAGCTTCACCTTTGCATCCATCGACAGGGTAAGGGTGCCGATGTTGGTGTTGGGCTGGACTTCGGTGAATGTCATCTCCGGGTCCTCGATGTTGCCAACCAGTG